GTGGTGGAGGCGGCGGAGGCGGCGGCGTAACACTTTATGATAGCGATGGCGCTATTTTACTTGTCGATTCTTCTGGATTGACTTCAGGAGATCTTGCTTATAGTGACACTGATAATACCTTTGCCATTTGGAATGATTCTGATGGAAATTGGAAACAAATAACATTTGCAGAATATGAACTAGGAGGAGGTCCACCTGCTACTGGTGGCACAATGAGCCAGTATATTGACGGCGCCATAACATATCAAGTACATACGTTTGACACTTCTGGTAATTTTGTTGTGTCAGAAAACCTTACCGATGTTGAGTATCTTGTCATTGCCGGTGGAGGAAGTGGTGGAGGTTTTTATTATTCTGGCGGCGGCGGTGCCGGAGGATATAGAACAAGTCTAACTGGCGCAACTTCTGGTAGAAACTCTTCTGCCGAAGCAAAATTATCAATGATACCGGGAACATATTCTGTGCTTATTGGAGCTGGCGGTGCAAATCAAGATACTAATCAGCAAGGAAATGATGGATCAGATACTTCATTTACCACGATAACTTCTCTTGGCGGTGGCGGCGGAGGATTAAACACTAATGGTAGTAATGGAGGTTCTGGTGGCGGTGCTGGACAAGGTAGTAATAGACAAGGTGGTTCTGGTACTGCAGGACAAGGTTTTGATGGCGGTGATTTAAGTTCTAGTGGTAACACATATGGTGGTGGCGGCGGTGGAGGAGCTGGAGAAATTGGTGAGAATGGTGCATCCGGCGCTGCAGGTGATGGCGGAGATGGTTTGAGTATGACTTTTTCCGGAGGATCAGCAGTAACTCGTGCCGGCGGTGGCGGTGGTGGTTCTGGAGCCAACGCCGGAAAAGGTACAGGTGGAGCTGGAGGAGGCGGTGATGGTGGAGCATATAGTGGCGGCATTACACCACAAGACGGCGCTGTAAATACAGGTTCTGGCGGCGGAGGTTCATCTCACGCAGCAAATGCATCTAAAATTGCTGGTGCAGGTGGTTCCGGATTAGTACTTATTAGATATGCGATTTAAAAAATAAAAGGATTTTTAAACAATGGCACACTTTGCAAAAGTAACAAATGGCATAGTAACAAAAGTTCTTGTTGCTGAACCGGAATTTTTTGATACATATGTTGATGATTCTCCAGGAGTATGGATTCAAACTTCATACAATACTTATGGCGGAACACATAAACTAGGTGGCACACCTTTAAGATATAACTATGCCGGTATTGGTTTTAATTATGACAAAACAGCAGATGCGTTTTATGCACCTCAACCATATCCTAGTTGGACACTTAATGCGAGCACATATCTTTGGGAAGCTCCAGTAGCATATCCAGACGCTGATAGCGCAGAATTTTATTTATGGAATGAAGAAAATACAAACTGGGATTTAGCTGAATAATAAAGGATATATAATATTATGCTAGCGTTATTAGGATCATTATTAGGATTTGCTGGTTCAGCAGTTCCTGCAATTACAGATCACTTTGCATCTAAAGAAGATCGTAAACACGAATTAGATAAAATGAGAATGCATGCCGAACTTAAGAAAGAAGGGTATGATTTTGATTTAAAAATTCATGATGCGATGGGAGCAGACACCGAACATCAAAGGCTAATCGATCATGATATTTCAATTAACAAAGGAACTGGGTTTATCAGTGGTCTACAAAAGTCAGTTAGACCTGTTATCACTTACGCATTCTTTGGACTATTTGCTACAATTGAAATTACCCTTCTAATAGACGCTATAGATAAAGGTACAGAGTTTAGTGAAGCAATTCAGTTACTTTGGGATGACGACACAAAAGCAATCTTCGCAGCAATTATATCATTCTGGTTTGGATCTAGAGCGATTGATAAAGCAAGACGTAAATAAATTTTAATATATAACGAGGATTATAATGCTCACCACTCGCGGAAAACAAGTTAAAGAAATTGTGCTTAACAATTTGTCAGCATACTCTCATCAAAAAATTCAGCAAGCTGAAAGAAAGATGGCAGCTCTATTTAATGAACACCCTGTAGAAACAAAGGGTAAAGGAATGAACATTGGTTCATCTGCAGAAATCGTTGCAAGATACGACGAATGCATTGAAGAAGTTCTTAAATGGAAAAAATATAGAGACACAATCGAAGAACTCAAATAAAAAAAATATTTTATTTCAAATGGCGGCATTTAATGGTTTACAAATACCGCGTTTTGATATATAATAGTACATAATCAAATTTTATATTTTACGTGAGGTATTCGGATGACTTCAACATTTGTTGACACAAGGAAGTTTTTGTCTGAGACCAAGTTCTATGAAGGCTATTCAAGATATATTGAAGATCAAGGCCGGTATGAGACTTGGGATGAAGCTGTTGATAGAGTTATCGACATGCATGACAATACATATAATTCAAAAAGTAATGAGCTAGCTCCATTATTACAAGAAGCTAGACAAGCATATTCAGAACAACGTGTACTTGGCGCTCAACGAGCTCTTCAATTTGGTGGAGAGCAATTAATGAAGCATCAGATGCGAATGTATAATTGTACTTCTTCGTACGCAGATCGCGCTGAGTTCTTCGGTGAGATTTTTTATATTCTATTATGCGGTGCTGGCGCAGGGTTTTCTGTCCAAAAGCATCATGTTAAAAAATTACCTAAGCTTACTGCTCGTAATAAGCAAGCTAAAGGTTATATTGTAGAAGACTCTATTGAGGGTTGGGCTTCAGCACTAGACGTGTTGATGTCGTCTTATTTTGTTGGTGGTGGTAAATATCCAGAATACGAAGGTAGACGAGTATTCTTTGACCTAAGCCAAATTAGACCTAAAGGTGCTAAAATCTCTGGTGGATTTAAAGCTCCAGGACCAGAAGGACTTCGTCGTTCTCTGGACAAAATCGAATATTTACTTCAAGGTATTGTAATGGATTCGAAAGAATCTGTGTCCATTAAACCAATTAACGTATATGATATTGCTATGCATGCAGCTGATGCTGTATTGTCTGGCGGTGTTCGTCGGTCAGCTACTATTTGTTTATTCTCTCCAGATGATGAAGAGATGATGACAGCTAAGACTGGTAATTGGTTTGTGGATAATCCACAGCGGGGTCGTTCAAACAACTCTGCAGTTATCGTAAGAGACAACACTTCACCCGAACAGTTTGGCAAGATTATGGAATCTGTTAAGCAATTTGGTGAGCCAGGATTTGTCTTCGTTGAATCAACTGAACATACAACTAACCCTTGTGTTGAGATTGGCATGTTTCCTCAGATTGATAATCAGTCTGGTTGGCAAGGTTGTAACCTAACGGAAATCAACGGAGGTATGTGCAATACCGAGGAAGACTTTTATAAGGCATGCCGTGCAGCGTCTATCCTCGGTACCCTACAAGCTGGGTACACTGACTTTAAGTTTTTAAGTGAAACGTCAAGGAAAATCTTTGAGCGTGAAGCACTACTTGGAGTTTCTATTACAGGGTGGATGAACAATCCAGAAATTCTCTTTGATGAGAAAATCCTTGAAAAAGGAGCTAAGATTGTCAGAGAAACAAATAAAGAAGTAGCTGGCATTATTGGTATTAATCCTGCTGCTCGTACTACATGTGTTAAGCCTAGTGGCAATGCTTCGGTATTACTTCAAACTGCTTCAGGAATTCATGCTGAACACTCTAGCATGTATATCCGCAATGTTCAATTAAATAAAGAATCAGAAATTACACAAGCTATCATTAAGTCAAATCCATATATGGTTGAAGAATCAGTATGGTCTGCTGGTGGAACTGATGTCGTAGTGTCGTTTCCTATTCTTCCAAATAAAGGTTCTATTTACAAAGATGATCTTATTGGTGTTAAACATCTAGAGCTCGTTAAGAAAGCTCAAAAGCATTGGGTAGATGCTGGTACAAATGTAGATCTTTGTGCAGATAAAGGTGTACGCCATAATGTTTCTAATACTATCCTTGTCGATGATTGGGATGAAGTAGAAAAATATGTATTTGAAAATAGACATTCATTTGCTGGTATCTCATTCCTTTCTATGTTTGGAGATAAAGACTTTAATCAAGCTCCTAACACCGCAGTCATTACTTCTAAAGAAATGGTAAAGAAATACGGTGATGCTTCAATCTTTGCATCTGGCCTTGTTGTTGATGCAATTAAAGTATTTCCTAATTTATGGGATGCTTGTTCCACTGCTCAAGGATTTGGATTAGACATTACTCTTGAATCTGCAGAAAATTCTGCTAGACAAGATTGGGTTCGTCGTTTCAATAACTTTGGTAGTAATTATTTAAAAGGTGATTCTAAGAAAGCAGAACATTGTTTAAAAGATTCATACCTTCTTCATAAATGGAATAAAATTCAAACTAACCTAAAGCAAATCGATTGGATTGATGATCTTACTGAGAAAAAGTATACAGATGTTGACACCTTAGGTGCTGCTGCTTGTGCTGGCGGTTCGTGCGATATAGATTTTTAATGTCAATTTCTGCAATACGTTCTCCTTGTATAAGAGTCTGCACCTATGACAAAGACTTTATTTGTCAAGGGTGTGGACGGACTCGAGATGAAATAACAGAATGGTTTTATACCGATGATGCAAGAAAAATAGAGATAAGGGATCAAAGTGCAGAACGAATTTCGAATAGAATGCGAAGAGTGCGAGTCTACGACGGTTGTACTGGTTGAAAACGGTGAAGAACCAACGTTTTGTCCGGTATGTGGCAGACGAGCAGACGTAGAAAATATCTCAGAAGAGACATAATATATAACTATATGTGGTTATATGAAAACAAATTATTTGACGAAACCCCGGAGGAATTCCAGGGTTTCGTTTATTGTATTACAGAGCTTGATACTGGTAAAAAATATATCGGTAAGAAGTTTTTCTGGAAACCTAAAACACTCCCCATTACAAAAACTAGAAAACGTAGAGTCAAGACTAGAGTTGAGTCTGACTGGAGAAAATACTATGGGTCGAGCAAAGAAGTACAGTCTTTAG